CACAGCCACGACAGGCTGTCCTGCCGGATCGCCCAGGTTTCGCCAATGATCGCGTTGGCCAACTCGTGAATCATTGTCATTCTCCCATCCGAATCTGGAATATCTCGTGCTCCCACGTATCGGCCAGTGCCGCCACCCGATCCACGAAGCCGGAGGCGTCGCCGTCCGCTGCCGCCAGCAGCTCCTGCCGATGCCGCAGGCAGTAGGACGTGGCAATCGTGCCGGCCAGGCTTTCGCCAATCTCCGGCCGCAGTCGCTGGTAGGCCCGGGCCGCTCCGTCGATCTTGCTGGCCAGCGCCTCGCCGTGTGCCGGATAGAACCTGTCCAGCCACCGCACAAAGTTCTGCCCGCGACTGCTGGCGCTGCGGGCCGCCTTCAGCACCTCGGCCCGCTCTTTCTTCAGCATGCACCGCAGGTTGTCGTGTAGCAGTGCATGGGCCGCTTCAACCAGTCCCACGTCACAGCCCAGCACCTGCTCCAGCCGCTCGGCTCCCAGGTCGCGGCGGATCTCGTCTCGCACGGATCGCAGGTCTTTCAGCGTGGCAGCCGTGCGCGATTCGGCCGCCAGCATGGCCGCCGACAGCGTGGTGGCGTCCGATTCCAACTCTTCACGCAGCGCCTTCGCGGCCTGCACGATGGCACCCACCGACTCGGCCAGATTTCCCCGCAGCTCGCGGCCCACCGACTCCGGCACGTCCTCGGCCTCATCTTCCTCATCTTCTTCTGGCTCCCCGCCCGGCAGCATCTGCGATGCTGGTTCTGGTGCATCACCTTGTGCCGCCTCGCTATCGGCCGGCACCATGTTCACCGGCTGCAGGTACACGTCACCGCCGTCCACCGGCGGCAGGTTCATCTGTCGGCGGATTTCATTTACGCTCAGCCAGCCCCACTGCCGCCCCACGCTCCAGGCCGCCGCCTGGGCCTGCGAATCACCCTGCAGCAGCGACTCCAGCAGGAACTCGAAATACAGCGTCTTGCGTTCTTCCGGTGACAGTAGCTTGCGGTTGAGCGTCTGCTGCCACCGCGTCAGCCACGGCTTGAGACTGTAGACGATGAACTCAATGGCCTGCTGTTCGATGTTGGCTCGCACGCTGCTGTCGGCCAGGTCGGCCAGCATGTGCGGCGGAAGGCGGAACCACCGGGCAATCTCTCGGATGGAAAACTGCCGGCTCTCTAAAAACTGCGCATCCTCGTTGCTCATGCTGATCGGCTGAAATTCCATGCCGCCGTGCATGATGGCGATCTTGCCTGCGTTGGTGCTGCCTTTGTGTACCTCGTCCCACTCCATCCTGATCGTCTCGCGGGCCGACTTGTCCAGCCGCATCGGGTGCTTCAGCACGCCCCGCGGCGTGGCTCCATTGCCCCACTGTCCGCCGGCATACTGGTCGGCCGCGATCCCGCCGCCGATGCTCTGGGCCGCGTACTTCACCACGCTCCAGCCGGTGATGCCGTCGCCACCCAGGCCGGCAACATGCAGCATCTGGTCGGCCGACAGCCTCTCCTGGGGATCAATGATCTCGTATTCAATCGAATTGCCGTCCACCTCCACCTTCACAGTGTCCGGGTGCCGCGGCTCCAATTGCTTCACCTCGCCGTCGTAGGAGCCAACGATCCTGGCGTAGCAGTTGCCGTGCAGTACCATCTGGGCCGTCTGCGTTTCAAAGAACGTCACGGCACTCATCAGCGGGTGTGGCTCTTCCGTGATCAGCCAGTACCGCGGGTCGTCGCTGGCCCGCTCCCGGCTGTCGTCGCCGTTGCGGCGATACAACATGCAAGGCAGCGTGGCAATCGTCTCGGCGATCACCCGGGTGGCGCACCACACGGCGGCATAAGTCAAAGCCGTGTTGGCCGTCACCGATACGCCGGTGTTATTCGTGCTCGCGTCCGTCCAGCCGATGATGCCGGCAGCCGGGTGGCCCAGCGACTGGATGGTAGCGGCACGCTGTGGCAACAAGTAATTAATCATCTTGTCCTCGCGTAGATCACACCGGCCAGCAGCACGGCACCGGCCACAAGTGCCGCATAGCCCACGCCCCACGCCACACCGGCACCCGTGCAAAGCAGCGCCAACGCCACAAGTGCCAGAATCGTATGTACGGTGTCAGAGTCCGATTTCATCAGCGCCCCAGATGGCGGATTGTTGGTCGATTCCCCACGAACCAAGCGCCATGCACAATGCCACGATGCCGTCGATCCGCTCCGTGCTGGCCTTCTTACTAGGCTTGATGTTTCCTGCCGCGTCCGTCTCCACCGCCACATTGCTGGCCATCCACCGCAGCACCGGGTTGCCGCCATGCACCAGCTTGTTCTCGGCAATCAACGCCTCCAGGTGCTTGGCCGGGCTGTTCATGCTGGCATAGCCCTGGCCGAAGAACCCCACGTCAAACTGGTCGGCCTGCAGCTGGTGGGCCAGTTGGTTCGCGTTCCACCTGTCGATGGCGATCTGCCGGATGTTGTATTGTTCCCGCAGCTGGTTCAGGTCGCGGCGGATGATGTCGTAGTCCACGCTGCCGCCGGCAGTGAACGTTAGGAATCCCTGGTCCCGCCACTGGCTATAGGGAACCCGGTCCCGCCGCTCCCGCTCCCTGGCCGACTCGCCCGGCACCCAGAACCGGCAGTCCACCGCAAACGATCCGTCCGGCCGCGGGAAAGCCATCACGAACGCCGACACGTCCGTGGTGGCCGACAAGTCCAGTCCCGCCCAGCACTCCTGCCCATAAGCCAGATCGGGATCGCTGTCCCCAGTGTCCCAGGCGTCCATCGAGAACCACCGCGTGGCCTGCTCCACCCACTGGTTGAGGTGCAGGTTGCGGAACGTGTTCTCGTAGGCCGGGATCGACTGCGCCCGGGCAAACGCCTCCTCCAGGTATTCCGCCGACAGGCTCACGCCGTAGTTGGGATTGACTGCCTGCCACACCTCGCGGTCAGTCCAGTCGGCGTCGTCTGGCAGCTCGTAAATCACCGGCAGGAAGAACGGGTCTTCAATGATCCCGTCTCGCACTTTCCTGGCGTATTCCCACACCTCCCAGCAGATCGAATGCCGGTCGTAGCCGGCCGTCGTGATGCTGACGAACAGCGGCTGCTTCCTGGCCCCGGTGCTGGTCTTGAGCACGTCATACAGGTCGCGGTTCGGCTGCGTGTGCAGCTCGTCGAAGATGACGGCCGAGGCATTGAACCCGTGGCTACTGGCCGCCTCGGCAGGAATAGCCCGCATAAACCCACCGCATCGATGGTCAATAATCCGTTTGACGCTGTCGTGAATAACAAGTGAGTCTGCCATCCGTGGATGGGATCGCACCATCTGCGCAGCGGGATCAAACAGAAGCGTAGCCTGATCTCGACTGAATGCCGCGCAATAAACCTCCGGCCCCTTCTCGCCGTCACACGACAGGCAGTACAACGACAGCCCGGCGCACAAGCTGGTCTTGCCGTTCTTCCGCGGCACGGCAATCAGTGCCTCCCGGTATCGCCGCGTGCCGTCGTGCCGTCGCCAGCCAAACAAGGTGGCGATCACATCCCGCTGCCAGTCGGCCAACTCAAACTTGCCGCTGAATCCCTTGGTGTGCGTCAGGCACGACGGGAAGAACTCCAGCACCCGCTCGGCCGCCTCGCCGTCCCACCGGCATTCCGCGGCATCCCGCAGCGGGTCATAGCCAGCTACGTTGGCCGGAGGCTCGATGTGTCTGCCTTTGGCAATCATGCGAAGTACCTGGCAGCCGGGTCTGCCGGCTTCTTCTCGTCTGCCTTGTCGGCGGCCTTTACGCTGCTGCGCGATGCTGGCGTCAGGCCGAACTCACGCAAAAGCACACGTAGTGCGTTTTGTGTCTTTTCGATCAGCTTCTGGTCGTCGTTTGCCCTGGCGGACTGGTAGTCGTAATAGGCGTCCACCAGCAGCTCCAAGGCAAACACATCCAACCGCGTCAGGATGCCGTTGGTAGCCAGTTTGCGGCCCAGCGATTTCCACAAATACCGACTGACTCCGTCGTACCTGGACGGGCACCGCGGAATCCCGGCCGGCACCTGCGGGCTGCCGTCTTCCAGAGCCCGCCGGCCGGCGTTCCCCTCCAGAATCTTCAGCGTCGGCGATTTCGGTTTAGGTCCGCGTCGTCCCATAGCTCAAACCTGCGCATTTTTTGGCGGGGG